ATGATACGGCGACCACCGAGATCTACACCTAAGCCTTCGTCGGCAGCGTCAGATGTGTATAAGAGACAGGCGTTTCGATGCACTCGATGCAGATGCGAAATTTGTTCGTGGTGTGCAGAACGAACTTGAGAAATATGTGGTGCCCTATCGGGGCCGCATGTTCCAAAAAGATGTTACGGAAGGCAGTGTCGAGTGGGACAAATATGATCACTATGACGACACAGCTGTTACAGCGGCGTCAATCCTTTCAGCTAGTATCCACGGAGCTGTCCTTCCTAACTTACAGTGGTTCTATATGCGTTTCAAAGATGACGACATACAGAATGACAACGAGGCTTCCAACTGGTTAGACGACTGCGCCAGACGGACGTATCACGCAATAGATGATTCCAACTTCAGCTTGGAGTCCGATGAACTGATCATTGACATGACGGGCTTTGGTCACGGTTTTATGGTGCATGAGTCCGGTGGGGACGACGATGAGGAGTTGAATTTCTCCATGGTACCTATGAAGGAGGCTCTCTTCCAAGAGGGCTACCAGGGTGCTGTGGAGTTTTTCTTCCGAGACCTCGAATGGACTGCATCCAAGATAGTCAGTAAGTTCGGTATCGATAACGTTCCTGACAAGATAAAGGAAGCGTACGAGAACCCCCAGAACACTGACACTCGATTCAACATTGTGTTTGCGATCTACCCTCGCCACGAGAATGACGATGTAGACACCTCCAAGCCTTTGGCACCTGAGATGCGTCCCTGGGGTCACGTATATTTCATGCATGAGGGGATGGAAATAATTGGAGAAGAAGGTGGCTACTACGAGAACCCAATCTATAGTGTTCCATGGAGAACAGTATCTGGTTCCCAATGGGGACATGGCCCTGGGCATGTTTGCCTTGGAGATATTAAGCAGCTTAACCAACATCGGCTCATGCGAACTAGAGCAGTCGAGAAAGCTATTGACCCAGCTAATATCACAACAGAACGAGGGCTGCTATCAAACCTTGATCTCGGACCCAGAGGTCTTACAGTTCTCAGAGACATAGATGCTCTGAAGCCTTACGAGGGCAGAGCTAACTTCAGTATAAGCACTGAAGAGATTCAGATGTACCGGTACTCTATCCAGCAAGCTTTCATGATAGATCGCCTGGAGCTGAAAGAGTCGCCTGCTATGACGGCTACCGAGGTGCAAGTTCGTTACGAGCTCATGCAACGGTTGCTTGGGCCTACCATGGGACGGATCAAAGTCCAGTGGCTGAATCGAGTTGTTGAGAACGTATTCCAGATCGAACGTAGAGCTGGGCGTCTCCTTGAGATGCCTGAGTCTATCAGGGAGCTTAACCCTGAGATAGTAATCGAATTTGTGGGTGCTCTGGCTACCTCGCAGAAAGCACAACAGGCTTCTCAGCTGGTTCAGTTCGGTGCCGATATGGCCCAACTGTCTCAGCCTTACCCAGACCTGAAGTACCTGATCAACCAGGATGAGTTTGGACGGGAATTGGCTGCTCTGAAGAACATCCCAGAGAAGGTCATCAACGGTATCGATGAAGCTCTGAAGCAGAAGAACGATGATGCTCAGCTGATCGCTAAGCAGCAGCGGATGATGGAAGCTCAGCAGCAAGGCGCAACTATGGAAGCCCAGGGCAAAGGTCGCCAGGCCCTGCAAGAAGCTGAAGCACCAGAGCAAGCAGCATGAGCGGAGATAAGCCAGACGCAGAAGCCTTCCTGAAGATGGAGCAGGAGTTCAAGATTCTTGTGCGCAACGTGCTTGGTTCTGGCCAAGGTAAAGAATTAATGGAGCATCTTGAAAGAGTCTACTGTGAAGGCAAACTCTATCAAGCAAACGATCGTGAGACAGTCTACTGTGTTGCTCAGCGGGACTTGATCATGGAACTTAAACATAGTTCTAAAGGGGAACTAATATGAACGAAGAACAGTTGGCAGTATTGCCAGAAAGTGTGCGAGATTGGGATGAAGCAAAGAACTCTGAGACACCAGAAATCTTCTGGGATAGACTATCGAATCTGCGGTCAAAGTTTGGCACAGGACTATTCAAGCCTGGTGAAGACGCAGGAACCGAGGATTGGGGCAAGTTTACAAATAAGGCTATTGAGCTGTCTGGCGAGAGACTCATGCCTCGCCCTGATCTCGAGGACACAGAGCAACGGTCTGCCCTCCTTAAGACGCTTGGCCGCCCAGATGACGCCACGGGTTATGAGTTCGCAGAGATTGAAGGTGCAGACCTCCCTGATGCGCGTAAGACTTTTATATCTGAGCTTGCTTTTAAAGCAGGCCTTACCAAGTCTCAGCTCAAGATTATGGATGAGACTATGCGGACTACCGATGTGGAAGCACGCAAAGCAGGTGAAGACGCTCATGGCAGTCAGCTTAAAGAGCTGAGCCAGGAATGGGGCTTAGCTTCACCTGACCGTATTAACCAGGCGAAGAAGGTTGCTAAGGTATTCTTCCCCCACCTGGGTGATGACCCTGTTCTGTCTGCAGCAGAGCTGAAGTCCTTCTACTCGCTGTCCAAGCAATTGGGTAGTTCGAGCCAGGAGTTCAAAGACCAGGGTGATCAAGGTAATGGAGGCATGACGCCTCAGGACGCTGCTACTAAGATCTCTGAGATCAGAAATAACAAGGAGCATCCATATTACGATCCACAGTCTTCTGGTCACACAGCTGCTAAAAAGCAGATGCATGATTTGTATAGGGTGAAGAACAATCTTCCTCCTGAATAAACGCAGGGATCCCAGCTAAGGCTGGGTCTGCAAAACGGTGACCTGGGTTCCCAAGCCCAGGAAACTGGTAACACAATTTGTACGTCCGTATTTAAACGGGTATCGTCTCTGGGATTTCTTAACTTACTGGAGACCTATAATGGTACCAACAATTGACAGTGCATTTATCGAGGAGTACGAAGACAACGTACGCCACCTTTCCCAACAAATGGAGACTCGTCTCCGCCCACACGTTTACGAAGTCAGCTCTGGCGGCGAAGCGTACAACTTCGAACGGTTAGCAGCGACTGACGCTGTTGTCAAGACTGGTCGTCGTGTACCGACTGAATACGTTGATGACGTCTGGTCTCGCCGTGTTGCCGTTCCTTCAACGTTCAACCACACCATGTCCATCGAAAGCGAAGACCGCGTTCAGATGCTGGTGAACCCTGACTCCAACTATGCCTACAACCAGGCAATGGCGATGAACCGTGAGATGGATAATCTCATCATCACTGCTGCTTCTGGCGACGCATTGGACGGTGACGGAACTCCGACTGCTATCCCGCCTGCTCAGATCATTGGTGACGGACTTGCGCCGATCTCCTTCGACCTGCTGACTGCGGTTCAAGAGCAGTACATGCTCAACGAGGTAATGCCTGACGAAGAAAAGATCATGGTCGTCGGTCCTACCCAGGTTCGTAAGCTGATGCAGCTGACCGAGCAGACCTCGTCTGACTACGTTCAGGTTCAAGCCCTGCAGCGTTACGGCATCGTTCCGAACTGGTTGGGCTTCAAGTGGATCGTTTCCAACTTGCTGGAAGCGCCTGCTGTTGACGAGCTGTACTGCCTGTCCTACACCCGTCGTGGTATCGGACTTGCGGTCAACCAGGATACCTTCACCCGTATCGGCGAGAACCCGGCCATGAGCTATATGTGGCAGGTGTTCTCTCAGTGGACCATGGGTGCGGTTCGTGTTGAAGACGAGCATGTTGTTGTACTTCACGTTGCAGACACCCTCTAAGGGCTAAGCAACACTAGGAGCCCCTCTTCGGAGGGGCCCTTTCAATTTAGAGGATTTACGAATGACCATTCATGCAACCGCAGAAGTCGTATCTCAAAAGCAACTGAAACTTTCTTCGGTTGTTGTTGATGAAGTCTTCGCTCCTGTAGCCCCTGATAATATTGCGGTATATGCTGGAGCTACAGTCAATAGTGCCCGCCAAGTCGAGATAGTAACTGGCTGGATGTTTCTGTACAACGGTATCCGCGATCGAAGCCTGATGGATATAGACAACTTGTTCTATAACCAGGATATCTACACGATGACGGACATCGATAAGAAAGGTGAGTTTGATCGCCGGACTGAATCGATACTCGCATCAAACACCGATAATGATATTATGATTGCTTTCGGTGCTAACGTCGGAGTAGCATTTCATGGTGCAACATTGCATCTTGAGTCCGCACTACGCCAGCTAATTGAAGAGACGTATAACGCGCTTCTGAAAGCAGCTTAACCACAATTCCTTTTAGGGAGGAACAACAATGAAGAGTGTAATGAATCGCCGTGAAGTATCACGGTTCCACAAGTTTCTTGATGAAGATTTACCTATCAAGAAGATCTCGGGAATTATGAAGGTAACTGTAGGTTGCCTGAATAAATTTCTACCTGCTGATGTGGCCAAGTCGAATGACGCAAAGGCCAAGGTTACAAAGAAGGCAGTGGAAAAGGCCGAGAAGCCTGCAACAGCAAAAGTCTAAACAGGAGAAGTGATATGGCGACTAGTAGTACTGAAATATGTAACTTAGCCCTTAGTTGGTTGGCTGGGAACCGTATCACTTCCTTGGACGATGAATCAGATGAGGCGCGCCTGTGTAAAGCAAATTATGCGCTGTCTCGTCGAGCAGTTCTGGAGGAGCAGGAGTGGACATTTGGAGTCAAACGTGCTCAATTACCCGCACTAGCTGAGCCCCCTTTGTTTGGTTACTCTTTCCAGTTCCTGCTCCCTCCGGATTTACTTTATAGTATCGGAGTTTACGACCCTAAGAATTCTGGTTCGAAGACTGTGCCTCCTCAGACGAGGCATGCAATGGAAGGTGATTCCATAGTTGCGGATATCCCTACCATCCACATCAAGTACATTGCTGATGTGACGAACACCAGACGGTTCTCTCCTTTGTTTGATCAGACCCTGGCTGCCCATATAGCTATGAACATTGCCGTACCCCTGACTGAGAATGAAGATCACTTCATCCGCATGGCAAAGCTATTTAGCAGCAATCTTGAACGGGCAGCTGCTTCCAACGGCATGCAAGGAACACGCGAGTTCCTCGCTAAGTCTGAACAAGAGAACTCTC